ATCCGGTAAAAGGATATGGGCCAGGGTTAAATGTATCCTATGATTTCCAAAAGCTAGAAGCACCAATAGTAACATCTGTAAATTTGGTCAAAGGATTTGCCTTATTAGTATCAAATATGCCTAGTACTGCGAATAGTATTCGGTTTTATATTGTAGGTTCTGCAAAGACAGATATTCTTAATTCTACAGGGAATACAATAACTTACACTGGTGATGCGGATATTTATCGTGTAAAAGCAGCATTTATTGATGCTATAGGTGAAGGAATTGTATCCAATGAATTATTAGTTACTATCTCAGCAACAATAGATCCTGCATTATTAGATAAAGAAAGTTTAGGATTGAAAGAATTTGATAAGCGTGTTAACGAACTAAGTGAAGAATTCAATAAAGTTTCTCACGAATATAGTACTAAAGTTCAAAACCTTGCTGAAGATGTAGAAAGCCGTTTTACGCAGCTTGATAAAGGTATTGAACTTAAAGTTACAAAGGGTCTTAAAGCACTTGATGGAGGGGCTATCCTTTCAAGAATAAACCTTTATGAAGGTGGCGTTAAGATTGATGGTAAATTAATTCATATTACTGGTGACACGCTCATAGATGGAAATATCATCACAAATAGGATGATACAGGCGAATTCAATAACTGCCGATAAATTGAAAGTGGATAGTTTATCTGCTCTATCTGCATATATAGGTGGCACACTTCGAGGTGGTAAGCTAATTGGCACAGAAATCCAAAATGAAAGCGGGTCATTTAAAGTTGACTCAAATGGTAACATTACGGGTTCCCATATCAATGGAGGATTAATTACCGGCGCAACAATTCGAGGTGTTAACATTGAGGGCCAGTCTATATACAATGCTGGATACAAGGTAAAGAGCCTTGATGTGAGAACGTATGAAGTTGCTCACGGGGATTATACGCCAATACCTGACGGATATAGTGAGGGTCAATGCGTATTTGTGCCGATTTCGTACAAAATAATTAGTAATGGTAAAGTTGGTGGGCGAGAGGGCCCAAATCTTGATTATTACGAAAGTAATTCGCCTAACTTTCCTATATATACTTTTGATGGAAGTAAGGTTGGGTTAATGGGCACTCGTAGAGCATACGCTGCTAGGACATTTTCTAATGACACAAAAAGAAATTTAAAGACAGGGTGGATATATGTATTGGTAATTGCTAGACAATAATAAACGGAGGTGCGTATATGGAAGAATATGATTTTGATTTACATGTAGGGCAGGACTACGGACTGACCTACATTATCGAGGGCGGCGGTTCATATAATGGGTATACAGCTATTATGAAAATCAGGCGAAAGCCTGACACAAATGAGGTGTTATCCGTTAATGGTGTGATAGAGAATAACCGTATCACATTCCGTATTAATGGCAATGATACAGTTAGTAAGGTAGATGCTAAAGGAATCCACCAATATGATGCATTCATTTACAAAAATGATCATAGCTTAAAATTAGGGTTTGGCGAAGTTAATATCATTCAAGATATTGCACGTCATTAATGAAAGGGGATTATATCATGGCAGAAGAGCTAAATATTAATATAAAAGGTCTTAATTTACCACCAATTAAATTGGAAGGTGCGGCAGGTAAAAGCGCCTATGAATTATGGATAGAATCCGGAAATTCCGGTACACGTGAGGACTTCTTAAATAGTTTAAAAGGACAAGATGGCCGTAATGGGGATGATGGGTTGCCTGGTAAAGATGCAACGGCTGATGGTGCCTATGAAATGCTTTTAGGCCTAAATGTATATTGCGAAAACGCAACTCCAAATGAAGTCCTGAAAGGTCTTATCCGTGGTTTGGGTGATGTCATTAAAAAGCCATTTAAGCCACTAGAATTTGATAGACCACAAAAAGGACAGACTTATATTAATGTATACGGTACACCTCACTTCAAGGTAGCATTACTAGGTAAAGGTGCTGCATTTGGTGTAAGTATTGGTGATGACGGTAATGGTCGATTAGACCTAGATAGTCCATTCAGCGGTAGTGATATTGAACTTGAATACTTTAATATGCTAGGCAATATCGTAGGTACGTATCGTGTATCAGGATATGGTGATATTAAAACAGAATTATCCGCAGGTGATATCACTGATACCCTTATTGAGGAAATCAACTATCCGGAAGTAATTATTGTTAAGAATAACGCACTTGCAAATCTCATCAATGTGAAACGGTTGATTTTACCTAAAGTTAGAAATGTCGGGGAAAATGCATTTAATAGCAGTTGGAATCTAGAATTAATAAAAATGCCAAGATATGTTTTCAATTCAAATTCTCCATTGAAAGATTTAACCGTATTAGCACCTGGCGCAAATATTTATTTATCTGAAGAGTCAGACTCGAATGCAATTTGGCGCTGGTATGATAACCAACGTTCTGCCGGCATGACATTCTATAACGGCGACGGCACTAAAAAAGTTGACCTAAATACTAGAACTTGGGTACCGGTTCAATAAGGAGGTAGCGAATGGACGAAATCAGAATACTTCTGATGGATGTAGGCATTCCGGCATACTTTGCGGATATTGGATTCTGGGTAACCCTGTTAGGGGTTATCTGGGCCGCCCTTAGGGGTTCGTTTAGGGCGATGGTGTGGTTCTTAGAAAATACATCGATAGCAGAGGTGAAACGTCAACTTGATGATCATGTTGGTCGTAAGTTATCTAAGCAAAGGGAATATTATGATGATCGTATGACAGATGCTATTAATAGCATTGGCAAATTAACGGAAAGTAATCAAGATATTCTAAGGCAACTGGTGAAATTGGAGGAACGAGATGATGCTATATTTCACCGCTTGGATGCACTGGAAACCACAACGCAAACACTAAATACGGAATTAATGCACATACAATTACTTAATAATCTACCAATAAAAAGGGGTATCACCATCCCAAATGACGGAGGTGAAAGCCTTGGATAAGATGAAAGTAATTAATAAAGTAAAAACAATATATAGTTCAATCCGAATCGCTAATATTCACCCAACAGGTGTATTGGCTACAAGGGCACTAGTACTAATCATGCTAGTGCCTATTTTATTAGTAGTAAGCGAATATATTATGTCATTTGTTAGAGGATATGTTAGCGATGACATGAATAAGTTAATTAACGTAGGGATAAACATAATTGACCATATATTCATACCTAGTGTCTTAACGGCTATTGTAGGCTTCTTAGGGCTTTGGGTAGACCGAAATAACAATGGTATTCCTGATAAATTAGAAGAGGAGGATAAACGATGAAAGTATTTATTAACCCAGGTCACGATATTAATTTAGATAGTGGGGCAGTTAATCCTGTATACGGCACACGTGAATGTGATGTAGCACGTGATGCGGGTAAAATGTTAGCTCGCTACTTAGAGACTGCAGGATGTGAAGTTAGAACTTTACAAGATGATGACCTAGGTCTTGTATGTTCAGAGTCCAACGAATGGGGCGCAGATATATTCGTATCGCTCCATTGTAACGCTTTTAATACACAAGCACGTGGAACAGAAACTCTTTATAAGTCTTTCAATGGCCAACGGCTAGCGAATGACGTTCAAAGCCAGATCATTAGAAGTATCTCTACTGTAGACCGTGGTGTAAAGCAACGTACCGATTTATGGGTGTTAAACGGCACGGATGCGACAGCCGTTCTTGTTGAAATGGCATTCATTGATAATGATGAAGATCTAGCACTACTTAATAATGACCTTGATACTATTGTGAGAGCCATTGCACGTGGTATTACTGATTACATGGCGGGAGGGATATAATGTATGTTCGCCTTAGAAAATTTGCGAAAAATTATCCTATGTTCATTCCTATTCTGTTGTTGCTTATTTGTCTTGCCTGTGTATGGTTCTTCGCCGACAGACGAAGTGATATTGACGAGAGCGGAATACAACGCTCTACAGTCGAAATTAACAATGCTCGACAATACAATCAACGAGCAGTTGACGATAATCGACGAACTAGAACAGCAGTTGAACGTAGCGAAACTATCAACGACAGAGCAACAAGCGGAGTTAATCGAAGTATTGAAATCACTGAACGAACAAAAGGCGCTATTACTCGAAGCGAAGAATACATTAATCAAGCAAGAAGTAACGCTAACAGCGCAAAGGGACTCGTTAGTGAAAGCAGAAGCATACTTGAACATGCAAACGAACGAACTAAAGAAGGTAAAAGCAAAGTATCGCAATAGTCAAATTTTAAATGCTATCTTAGGTGCTAGCCTTGTATATGTAGCGGCAAAAGACTGAGAGGTGATCCATACATCTCCTGAGCATGAGCAGGTGGACTCATGGATTAACTAAAATAATATAAAAGACCTTACCGGGAATATGTCCTGGTAAGGTCTTTTTTTGTTTATAAGTAGTAATTGCAGATAAGGTAAAAATATGGTGTAATTAGGGTAATAATAGGAGGTGGGAGTAATGCTGAAAGTATTTAACAAAGACCCACATTTTATGAGGGATGCAGTAATCGTAGATAGCTACGAAGCTGCATGGGATATAATATGCTCCA